ATGCGGCGGAATTTATCAACATACCGCAGCAGTTAAAAGATGTGCTTTTGCAGTTAAGGGACAAGAACGCAGCGAAAGCGGAAGAAAAAGAAGAAAGCGAGGAATAAGACATGGCAACAAAAGACCAGGTAAACGCCTTTATTGCAAAATTGGCAGCAATCGCAAGAAAAGAATATTTAACCCGTGATAAATGGGTTTTACCGTCTGTATGTATCGCACAGGCCGCATTAGAAACCGGGTGGGGAACATCCGGGCTTATGACAAAGGCTAATGCGTTTTTTGGCATCAAGGCCGGAAGCAGTTGGAAAGGCAAGGTTTACAGTAGTAAAACAAACGAGTGCTATGACGGTAAGACATACACGCAGATTACCGCCGCTTTCCGTGCTTATGATAGCCTAGAAGAGAGCGTGGCGGATTATTACAATCTGATTTGCGGAAGTTCCCGTTATGCCGGAGCAGTAAACAACGGAAACGCCGAAAGTGCCATTACCGCAATCAAAAACGGCGGATATGCAACAAGCCCTACATACATTAAGAATGTAATGAACATCATCAATTCTTACAACCTTACACAGTATGATACATGGGACGGAGAGAACCAGGGACCGGCGAACAAGGAAACCCACGGTTATAAGGTGGGGGACAAGGTAAGAGTGATTGACAACATCACATACAACGGGGTGCGTTTTGCAACCTATTATGATGAATATGATGTTATCCAGGTAAACGGGGACCGTGTTGTTATCGGTATCGGCAACACCGTGACGGCAGCAGTAAACGCCGCCAACATTGCAAAGGATGAAGAGATTGCAGAAGCCCCGGCGGATGCAGAAGTACCAACCGACATTCCGACCCAGGAAGAAACGGAGAACGCCCACGGTTTCAAGGTAGGGCAGAAAGTAAAGGTTATCAATGCTTACGATTACTACGGTAATATGTTTAAGTGTTGGTACAGTAAATATGATGTTATCGAGGTTAAGAATGACAGAATTGTTATTGGTATCGGTAACACCGTGACGGCAGCAGTAAACGCCGCCAATTTAGCAGCAGCATAAGCAACGCCGCCTTTAGGAATTTGGCTACCAAAAGAGCAAGGAAATAATGTATATCACGGAACTAAAAGCACACCTTTAAAAAGTGTGCTTTTTCTTTATTTTAAAAGATTTTAAAATAGTACGGAATATGTATTGACATAGTACGGAATATGTAATATAATAAAGACAGTTAAGAGAGGAACACAAAGAAAGTGAGGAAAAGAAAATGTGGGAAGTAGTAAAAACAGTAAAGGGATATGATATAACAAGAATGACCGGAAGCCGTGGTGCTTACCATGTATCAGTAAGAGAGGGGAAAGGCTTTAGAGAGTTCCACACATTCAAAACCATAAAGGCAGCGGTTGAGTTTATCGAAACTGCACTATAAGCATTAAGCCGGGGAAAAGTTCCCGGCGGAAAGGAAAGACAATATGGAAAAGTGGTTGAAAGATGCAAGGGAAAAGGTTAAAGGGGAAGCGGAAATGGCATTGTGGAGTTGCAAGAGATTAGCAGAAACGGAAAGTTTAGAAAAAGATTGGGTTATTGAGGAATTTCTAAAAGAATTTAATAAAATAAAGAATAGGGCGGAACAATAGCCACCCGGCAACTAAAACGGCCACACCGTGAACGGGTGCGAGTGTCCCAAGCCACTATAAACCGTTGAGGGGTTGCAACAATAGGCGTTGCGGTACTGTCTGACAAGTTTTGACCCACGTTTTAATGTGAAACGGGGAAGCAATGAGGAATACACCGGGCAAGGGTGCATTGCTTATATACACAATCGTTTAGACCAATGCCTGGAAACCCAAAACGCCTATATGATGCAACTATATATTGAAACCCGTTGTTTCTGTGATTTTATCAATGGTAAATACACGCACTTTTAAGCCTGGCACATTCCGCCGGGCTTATTGCACATAAAAAATAAATTTGAAATAGTACGGAATATGTATTGACATAGTACGGAATATGTTATATAATAAAGACAGTTAAGGGAGATACATAAACTTAATGAGTAATGGGCAAGCATAGAAAGGAGAACTTCATGGACGAGGATATGAACGTAGGCGAGTTACTTAAAGAAACGGCAGAAGAAAATCAGACCAGGAAAATACTTGAAATCTTAAACGAGTGTAAGGACCTGACAGAAGCCAAAGAAAGAGTAAAAGCCCTACTTAATAAGTAAGGCTTTAGGGAAACAGAAAGGGCGGTGGACTTGCCAAAACCGCCCTAAACTGTAAAAAGTATTATACACCATTTGGCAAGAGAAAGGAAGAGGGCGTAAATGCCAAAAATAAAAAAAGAGTTCGACCAGACGAAATATCAGAACGAATATAAAAAGAAAACCTATGACCGCATGGAATTACTTGTGCCAAAGGGAGAAAAAGCAGTAATAAAGGAAAAAGCGGCAGCAGTAGGGACAAGTGTAAATGAGTTTGTGTATTCAGCAGTAAAAGAAAAAATGGAAGCAATGGAAGCAGTAACAGAAACAGAAGAGTAACACGGAAGAAAGCGAGGGAACACAACATGGGATTATTTAGTAACCTATTTTCTAAAAAGAACACGGCAGCAGTACAACCGCAGCCCGTACAGATGCCGGAAGAAAAGAAGCCGAGGTATATTATAAAAAACCAACGGTTTATCCTGGACAATGTAAAAGACCACATGGAAGATATTATGGACCTTGTGGATGAAAACGAAGATTACAAAATGAAAGACCGGGATTTTATAGATGAAAAACAAGAAAATGAAAAAGTATTTCAATATGAAATAAACGAAAAAGCTACAATAACCACTATATCTTGTGAGGGGGGGCGGAGCAACTACAAGTATTTGTGCGTAATACCCACATTGGAGATATAAAAAAGGGCGGCATAAGTAGAGTAAAAAATCTTTTAAAAAAAGGCAATATAGAAAATATATGGGTTGAGGTGTCCGGCGGAAAATATAAAATGATAAAGGAATGGGATGATGAATATACCGTATTAGACACAGAAACACCATTTAGTATTACCATTGAAATAACCTATAAAGAAGAAATCACAGAATAAATAAAGGAACATAGGAAACAGACGGGGACAACAACGGATTATTCCGGGTTGTCCCTATTGCCGTATCAAGGGGGGTTATTTTTATGGGTAGAAAATACAAACAGTTAAGCCAAAATGATAGAATATCAATGGAAACACTACTTAATAAAGGTCATTCCGTACAAGAAGTTGCGGACTATTTACACGTTCACAGAAGCACCATTTACAGAGAAATGAAACGGGGCGAGTATGTACATAGAAATTCAGACTATACGGAAGAGGTGCGTTATAGTAGTGATAAGGGGCAACAGACCCATGATTGGAACGCCCAGGGCAAAGGCAGAAACATTAAAATAGGCAATGATATTAAATTGGCGGAATACATAGAAAATAAGATTGTGGAAAATAAATATAGCCCGGAAGCAGCATTGGCAGCAGTAGCAACAAGCGGAATAGAATTTAGTACCACTATAAGCGTAAGAACCTTATACCGCTATATTGATAACGGCATATTCCTTAAACTTACCAACAAGCATTTACCCGTTAAGGGCAAGAAGAAAAAGAAAAACAAGAAAGTCCAGGTACAGAAGAGGGCAGCAGCCGGGGAGAGCATAGAGAACCGCCCGGATGAAGTGTCAACCCGTGAAACATTCGGACATTGGGAAATGGACACCGTAAAGGGTAAACAAGGCGTTACAAAATCATGTATGCTTGTATTAACAGAGAGAAAGACCAGGGACGAGATTATATTTAAACTGAAAGACCAAAAGGCGGAAAGCGTGGTGGATGCCCTGGACCGTTTAGAAAGAAAATGGGGAGATATGTTTTCTAAGGTGTTTAGAAGCATCACAGTAGATAACGGCGTGGAGTTTTCAGATTGTAAGGGCATGGAGCGTTCAGCATTGACACCAGGGGAGAAACGCACATATTTATTCTATTGCCACCCATACAGTAGTTGGGAGAGAGGGACCAACGAGAACACCAACAAGCTAATCCGCCGCCATATCCCTAAAGGGGAAGATTTTGACGAAAAGCAAGATAGGGACATTGAATTTATAGAAAATTGGATAAACACATACCCACGGGGTATTTTTGGCTTTAGAACATCAGAAGAATTATTTAAAGAAGAGTTGGAAAAAATCACGGCATAATATTTTTTCAAAAACTTGTCGCAAAACTATTGACAAAATATAGTTCCT